CTTCCACAGCTATCACCTTATCGTCGTGCAGAGATAGAGAAAGATAGCCTAAACCAAGTGTACTTGCAGACAAACCAAGTATGAGATAAAACATCCAGCTATTGAGCATTATCCTCATCCTCGTCATCTTCCACTTGCTTGATGAATCGTCCTAGAAAACCTAAACTAGCTACACCACCCATCACCAGAACAATGTAGAAGGGGCTCATATAAACAAGCCCCATTCCAAATGCAAGTGATAGACCATAGGCTAGTGCGATAAGTACGTTAGCAAACAAGCTAAGTGCAGAATATGACTTCAGTTGCTTTTTCCAATCATCAATTAGTGTTGGCTTTTTTAACTTCATCATATTCTCCTTTACACATAGCCATTTCATCTCGCCTACGCTTCTCAATGCCGGACATCCCTTGTCCTTTCTGCATCCAATTTAGGAACTCATTACAAGCTCCTTCATAGTCACCAGCATTGAGTTTGCGTAGCATTGTTGAAGGAGCCCCAGTCTTCTTAAGGTGAACAAATCCATCTTTCACCCCTTTCTTACCGGGACCAACGTTATAGAGAAATGACAAGAATGCAGCATGTTGGTAATCTGTCATAGGAACTTTAACTACAGACATCAAAATCTTGTCGTGTGCTACTAGGTCTTCTGCAAGACTTTCGTAGCACTGGTCATCTGTCTTGTAATCACCAAGCTTTACATTCTTGGTTTCGCCATAACAAATAGTCACAATATTTACAGGGTCCAAGTAAGCCTTATTCTCCTTACCTTCATAGTAGGAGACAGTCCCAGCACCAGCTAAAACTAAAGCAGCGCTTAATCCATAGGCTGAAAGTTTCTTGGCAATTTGTGTGTTGATTTTCATTTAATTACCTAAACTAGCGAACACCAACAGCGATCCAATTGACTGCTCGTGCTGCTGCTGCACCTGAAACGAATGTATAGAGGTCAAAGCCTGTAGCTGTAATGTTAGCAACATACGCATCGGAAGCTGCTGCCGTGCTAGTTGTAGCAGGGACTACGTTAGGCACTGTACCAGTTTTAAATGGCACGGAGAAAACTACAGCAGTTGGGTTAGTTGCGTTGCTAGTCAAGCTTCCAGATTGGATGTGTTGTGCTGCGGCGTTGAAGTCGTTGTTTGGGATTCCCGCGTTGTTAGATCCACTGTCAACGAAAGTAGGGGTATCATTACCCAAAAGGAAGTTACCAGAGCTAGCGGCTGCTAAAGTTAAGCTAGCTTTAAAAGTGTTACCAACTATTCTCCAATCATTAGCATTAAATGTGCAAGCAAGTGTTATAGTATTAGATGAAAACTTAATTTGACGAACATTACATGTGGCAAAAGACACAGTAGAAAGTGTACTCATTGTATTACCTGTGAAAGTAATATCCCGAGCATCTAGTTTGTTCAAAGAGTTGATGTCAAAAAACTTCACATTCCCGCTAAATGTATTACCTGTTATTGTAATAGCAAGCATTTGGGAGGAAATATTTTCTGTTCTGTTTTGGAAAGCGAACACCGTATTATGGCTTGTCACTTCGTCAATAAACTCATTACCAGTGATTGTAATGTCTCGCATAAAACTGGCGTCGGCATAAGGCTCAGATCGAAGTAACAAAGCAGATTCTCCATTTGTGGAGTCTACGCAGATTACAGTATTACCAACTACTTTTGTGCCCCTAGAGTTGTGAGAAATATTAATGCCTGTCACGCGGTATTCTACAATATTAGAAACAATACTAATATTTCGAGACGACTGTATACTTTGCGGCCCATCAATCACAGAGAGGCAAGTGTTACTCACAATATTGCTATTTCTACACTCAGCCAACTCAATAGCTTTGTTAGTTGTACCCTTAATAACATTATTTCTAACATTCCAGGTTCTGTGTTGAGCAAGAATTCTGGGAGATGTGCTGTGATCTATACTCGTATCTTTTGTACAGCTTACAGCAATGTTAGCATCTTCGATCCAGCAACCTTCAACTGTCACATCTTCTGTGAAAAGGAGTGGGCCACCACCACTATCAAGTCTGCTTGCTATACCTTGAACATATTTAGTAGTGGTCGGCCATGCTCCTCCAATTGCCGTTTGATTACAGATAAGTCTCAACGACGATATTTTTACATGTGAGGATGGTGTTGTGTCTGTACCCACCATGATAGCATGGAAAGTTGTGACTGGAATAGAAAGTGCCGGATCCACTACCAACTTAGAACCGTAACCTAGACCCATCAAATGGGTGTTACTTGGTATACTCAACGCCCACCGATTAGAATTGACGTTGGTGATTCTATAGCTCCCTGTTGGAAGGACTACTGTACCACCCGTTGGTAGTGCCCCAGCTTCATTGAGTGCTGCTTGAATAGCCGGAGTCCAATCCCAAGTGCTTGAATCACTTGGAGTAGGCTTATCTGTGATTAAACTGACTTTTTCCCATACGCTAATCGCTGTCCCAGACAAAATCTTGGACACAGTGTTATTATTAACTGGAAGACTATTCCTAATAAACCCCGACAACGTGCTTCCAGTAGAAGCTGCAAGATCACTCCGTAATGTATCTGTATACCCGTTTGCTTGAGAGGCAGCAACATCTAAGTCTGATTGGGTTGCGAAGTCAGATGCATCCGAAAACGCGGCCGTCCCTAATGCACCTAAAGTACTCTGCACAGTGACGAGTTGAGAGGATAGCTCTGACAAGCTATCTGTCTCAAGTGCTGATGTTCCGTTAAATACATACAATTGCCCCGTAGATTTTACATTAAATTCAAACCATTTCGGTGTTGGGGATGAATAAAAAGTAGTTCCTACAGCAAAATATAGGCGGTTGTCAGTAGTTAAGAACCAAGCTTGGCCGTTTACGGCAGGGGGCAGTGTGGCAACAACACCATCAACATTCTTATCGAACATGAAAGAAAATTTGAGAATGTTTTCATCCATTCCTGTGTTCCAACCATTCTCCCCGTATTCCCAACCAAATTTCCCCTCCAGATAAGGTGATGTTTGTTGTGTCATTTTACTTCTCCGTTTGATTTATTTAGTAGCCAATGGCTACGTAGCCAATGTTTGACGCGGCGGCTACGTTAGCAACCCAACTAGTGGCGCCTATAGATCTGACACTTACATATTCGGACTCCCCGGCAGAATTATCCACGTCAATAGGGATAACTACAAAACATGCATTAGGGAAGGGCTTAGGATATGTCACTGTAGATCCTTCACTAACCCCTGATGGCCGTGCCCATTGAATAATAAGACCTCCAGGGAAATCCTGATAACCATTCAAGCTGAGTGATTGATGGGAACCCATGAACGCCTCTGCCAAGCGGAGCGGAGTCATAAGTGTTGTATTACTTAACCAAGCTTGGGACTGAGGGGTTGACGCAACTGTGGTTTTACCATCAACTTCAGTCTTCGTATAAGTCTGAGCTTGAGAATATACACTCAAATTAGTACGAGCTGTTGCAGTGTTTGTCAAATCAGAAAGATTAGCTGTTTTCTGAAGATAACGGGCATCGGATTCTATTTGAGTGTAAAAATCCCCAGCACTAGAAAATGCCACTTCCCAATAGCCTACACTAGAAGTTGGATCTTGGTTCTGATGTGTTTGCAGAGTACGGTAGATTGTGCCATCACTCCCCATGCACAAAGACTTAATACCAGTGAGGTTATATTGATACTCTGTAGTGTTGTCCCAAACAGCAATACCCATCTGATTTATATGGGCAATACCTTGGTCTTGTTTATTATCAATATAATTGAATATCTGCCTTGGGGGTATTTCCACTTGCCAACCTGTGGAAATTTTCGAGTCAGACGGCGCTATCACGTCGCCAGCGGACGCCCAAATTTTGTTAATGTCTGTGGGTTTAGGAATAACAGCCATTTATATATTTTCCTTTACAAAAATTTGTGGTTGTGTTATAGTTTTCGCTGTACCCAAAAACTTTATTGAGGATAAAGAGTGAAACTGAGAAAGAGGAATAAATTAGTTGCCGGTGTAGGTATCAACGATGCTGACTACAACGTATACGAATACGGTATTGTAGATGGTACAAGAAAGGTCGTTTGGTCTTGTCCATTTTATGTAACTTGGAAAAGTATGTTAGTGAGGTGTTATTATACTAACTACCAAACCATGTTCCCCACCTATGTTGGCTGTTCAGTAACATCTGAGTGGCATTTGTTCTCCAATTTCAAAGCTTGGATGGAGCAACAAGATTGGGAGGGTAAGCATCTCGATAAAGATATCTTATTGCAGGGGAATAAACTGTATAGTCCTGAAACTTGTGTGTTCATTGATGCAAGAGTTAACACTTTCCTTGCAGAGAATAATGTATCGCGGGGTGAATACCCTATTGGTGTTTGTTTCCATAAGAGAGATCAGAAATATACCGCAAAGTGTGGTTCTGCTGAGCTGGGGAAACGCAAACATTTGGGATATTTTGATACTGCTGAAGAAGCACATCAAGCTTGGCTTTCTTTCAAACTTGAACAAGCTCATATTCTCGCTTCAGAACAAACAGATGAACGTGTTGCTAAAGCTCTTATTGAACGGTACGAAAATTATACCAACTAAGCCCCATACGGGGTTTTTCTTTTAATAGAGGGTCGCAAAATAGCCACCACTAACTGTTGTATAATCACTATCACCGTAATGAGTTCCGTAACCAAGGCCATATCCGTATGTGCCGGTGAATTCACCAAACCCTTTAGCCCCAGGCACGCCTTCAAACCCAAAAAAATTACCATCAATGTATTCCCCGTAGTTGACACGAACACCTACGGTCTTGGGGATGAGTCTTGATGGATATCCAGGCTCTGTACTGATATACGTTAGAAGTGCTCGTTCAAAGTCAGTCAGAGCCCTAGACAACAAAACAGTTATAGATGCATCACCCTCTTCTGTTAGCACAGTGGTGTCTGTACCAAAGACAAGGTTCAACACTGCAAGGAATTCTTCTGGGGTAGATGCTGTTGTATTCTTGAAGATTTTAGCCTTGATAAACAATCTATAAGTTTCATCATCAAGGACAGTGTTACCGCCTATTGGATCACCAAAGTTATAGAACAGGCTGCCAATACCGGGACTGTTTACATCACCAAAACTACCAGCCTTCAATGCACCTTGGAAACCAAATAGATCGTATAGATCAGAGTTGAGTAATACTCGCTCTTGACCAACAATCCTGCCAATCACATCAAGTTGGGCTCCAGTAGCTGAATCAAGACTTCTAAGTTGCATCAAGTCTTTGAATACTTGTTGAAGTTCAATCTGAGCATTGATAAGAAGTTGGAGGTATTTGTCGAAAATGTCCTTTGATTTGAACTGTTCCGTCACCTGTGAACGAGCAACCTCGATGTAGTCTTCAACTACAAAAGGATTTAAAGCCATATCTTAAATCCTTCCATTAAGTATTAATTATGATGTTGGTGCTGCTGATAGAGGCAATTTGGTCAAAATCAATAACCACATTACTGGTCCCTACAGGACTTGGCGATGTGCCAATAGTGAGGCTGTCAATCTGATGGCCGGGAGTAAGGTTGATTGGTGTATACAAACGACTGTAAACAACATCATCGCCGATACCTAAACTGTTCTCAAAATAAGCAATAAGAGCACTACGGATATCATCGGGGCCAGTTGCAGGGAACTCACTATCCGTTGTCAAGGTGATAGTGATATAAATCTGGACAGGATCAGGACGATCAAATCCAATGTTATGAGCAAAGCCTTGAGTATCAAAGATAACTACTACAGTATCTCCATAGCTTCTGATACCCATTGGTTTATTTTCCCAAATTGTCTGAGCAATCTCCGAAGAGATGCCACCAACAACAATAGGCATAAAACTGTGAGCTGGAACACCAAACGCATCTACAATATCTGTATCATTCTCATAGATCCTAACTTCCTCTACACCTTCAAGATTAATCAGGGCTGAGTAGAGAGCTTCAAGGATATTAGAGGCTCGTTCAAACTTAGTTTCACGAAACCTAAGTCTTAGTTCTTCATCAGTTTCAAGATTACGTCCGGGAGATGCAGCAATAGGGTTTGTTACACTGTCCCAACCAAGTTGAGGAGTGAGGATGACAGTCAATGTGTTTGCTTCAGCATCCACTTTACCAACTGTAACACTTTGAACTTCACCAAGCTTTTGTACCTTAGTGATTCCAAGGTTAGGAGACACAGTAAAATTAACTACAGCAAATTCATCCACCCGGGTGATGCGAACAGTGTTACCGTCAACAACACTTGTAAGAGTTGGATGGCTACTTGTGATCAAGGCGTTGATACCCGAGAGAATAGAAGCTTGTGTAGCCCCTACTCCGCTTGTATAGCCCACTGTGTTAGTGGTTGATACAGAAGAATAAGTGATGGTGTATAAAGTGCTGTCAGCCACAACCAATGGCGTTACACTGATACCAGTAGACTGCGAAGGAGATAATGCAACAGGAGAAACCAGTGTCCATTGGGAAGCATCAACAGAGCTGCCAATAGTTAGACCAGAAGAGACTAGAGTACCATTATCACCGGATAGAATCACTTGAGATGTTGAGAAGGTTTGTTCTTGTCTAGAAATACCACCAAGAGCTACAAGGTTATCAAGAGCAATACCAGTTGCAGAGTTAGGGTCAAATGCTGCATAATCTGCTTGGGCTGCTTCCCATAGATCAGCAAGACTTGGGGAGGCTAATGCAATTAGGCGACCTAGTGCGCTACTGTCTGAAACATCAACTTGATCCCCTGGAGCAACGAGGTCTTGAAACAAAGTGACAGCTTCCGCACGGAGGTCGGACAGGATTTCTGTCATTCTTTTTATAGTAAAGCCTTGGTCAGAAATACCCGCCATTTTATTTCCTTAATTTATAGGGTTAACGGAAATTGGAGCTGTAATCGTCCCATCAACTACTTTCACTTGGAAAGTCAGAGAATATTTCCTATTGACAAATGTGGAGTTAAAGCTGACAATCTCTTTAACTCCCTGCTCTTCTAAAATCTTTTGTTGGAATATTAGGTCCACGGCAGATTTGGAAGTTTGCTTGATCCCCAGAATGCGTTGCCAAAATGGGACGCCATAAGTTGTATCAATGAACCATTCATTTTGAAACGTAAGTAAACGTATTTTTAAACGTTGTCCTACAGTTTGCGTGAACGGCTGTGTTGTATATTCTTTGATTAAGGGTCCGTTGTTCCAAACTATGTCATGGGTTTGGCTATCGAGAAGAAAATCCAAAAGTAACTCCTTATGCTGTAGGAGTACCAGAAGTACCACCACCGGGCGTGACGCCAATATGTTTGTGTGTAGAAAAAGGGATTCCGTTGAAGGTTGCAATACCAGTGATTGTGTAATTACCAATCTGCACAAGATTACCCTGCAAGTTAATATTACCAATCCAAGTGGTGTTATCAGCATCCACTACCAAATTCGGGGTGTTGATATTTACGCTTGTCGAGGCATTTATAGTTGCATTAGAGCAGTTAATAGTTACTGGCATATTTGAAGTATTAATTTCAATACTGCCGTCTACTTTAATTCTAACTTCAGCTTCAACACCACCAAGATTACCAAACATTACAGTATCTCTGGTATCATGCGTTAGCACATGCTTTGCTGGATTATTCACAGCAACGCCAGGAGGTTGAATCCCCGGAAGAAAGATGGCGTCACTTTTATCCATCTTTGCAAAGTTCATTGGACTAGATGGCCTGCCGTTACCAGATTTCCAACCATCCATATTTCTCATAGAGAAAATGGCCATTCCCGTATCACCAACTTCAATAGGGAAAGTAAAGCCAGCTTTCTTAGAAACTTGGAAAGATACAGGAATGCCACCAAGTGTTGGGTACTCTTTAACTGTACCATCTTGAAACTTTTGGTTAATGGTGGGTTGGATATCAACCATTTGCCCATTCAAACCATCTCTCACAGCAACAACAATACAAGGAATGTTTGTAAAGACATTATCCATTTGACTACTAAAAGCACTAACCATGGAGGACTGGATTGCCGCTACTGCTTCAGAACTCATTAGTTACCTCCTGACTTGATTACTTTCTCAAGGCTCGTTGCGCGTATCTCCGTATACCAGCTTGGCGAACGCCATCCACCCGTGTGCCTTAGAGACTCAACTTTAAACCAACCAGTGATTAATGTATCTTCAAGCCTTATAATATCCCCAGCACGTATGTCAGGGTTTAGCAAGATCTTCATCTGAACACCGGGCTTCTTAACCTTATCCTTCTTAGACCTTTGACGATCCCCAGATACTCGATACGGAGTTTCAATCAAACCTGTATACTTGGAGATAACATAGGCTTGTTGAAAGTTCTCACTATTACCCCTATCATTATCATGGATATATACAACACCATCATCTAGTTGCCAATTACAGGCGTACTTCTCACAAAGTTCATTAAGCATCTCTTTTGGAGTGCCACTAAGAGGGTATCCGTAAATAAGGGGATTATTTAGGTTGGTCCCATTGAAGACGCCACGGTCTGCTCCAATGGCCTTAACTAGCCTGTTGGCAGCATCCTTAGGTGATTGCCCTTCTGGTACAAACTCGGATAAAACCTGATGGTTTAGCTCAACATAACCTGTGCCTAAAGTGACTTGCGTGATACGATCCGTGCCAGATTTACGGGTTGTTACATGAGTAACTTGACCTGAGAAAAGTCTCTGAGGACCACCTGTGTCTAAGTAGCCAGCTTCAAACACCGCTGCTGGGTAATCGGTGTCAAGAAGTTTAATGTGCTCATCACTAAGATTATAAATTTCAATCGCAGCACTATTTGTTTTCTTTTTGTTATCCGAGGATTTAGAAATGTCAAACGTAACCTGAAGATCAGTGACTTCTAAAGCTTCTCCAGACTCATAGTCACCAATCACAAGTCTGTACTGGCGGTTACGCTGGATAGCTTCCATTAGTCCTCCTCAGACCACAAATAAAACAAATTATAATACTGATCAATTGAATCTGGATAAACTTTATAAGGTTCGCTAACAATATCAGCTTTTTCTTCCATCCAAATAAAGCCAGTTAGTGGAAACAAAGCATAGTCTAAGAAGATTGGGTAGTTTGGAACTAAAGCTTCACCTAACACAATAGGATTGTTTTCAGCATCATACAAATTGAGAAAATACAATTGAGCCCTTTCATTATAGATAAACTCAAGGATATAAGAGTTACCTTGAAAAGCAATTGTATAAGTGTAGTATGGATCTGGGAACAAAGGCATTGCTACATATTTGTCAGCCATTATCTCTAGCCTGCCTTAGTGGGTCTGTGTCTTTAGGGGCATTGCTGCCTGCGTTAGCTCCATCAACATCCTGTGGTGTGCTATCTTGTTTACCTTTAGATGCTTTGCTAGATGCTTTCTTTTTAAGCGAATCTTGTACATCTTTCGGGATCGTAGTCTTCTTCAAGAAAGCAAAAGTAACCTGTTCAAAGGTGATGTCACAATACAAACCATAACCTGTGTTTGCATCTTCCTTGAAAGTAATCTTGGTCATTACAAGATTGTTAATTACTTTGCGAAGTAGTGTATTATCATATTCAAATAAGCGAACAAGCTGAATACTAGGATCAAACTGGCCAGTCTTTTCGTTAAAGATAACACCAGCAGTAAGATCAATCAGAGCTTGTCTAATTTGCTCAAGAAGATCAGTACGTCTACTATCTACCACAACTTCGGGTGTACTGTCAGAAAGAAATTGACCAATGCTATCTGGAATGAATTTCTTAAGAACACTTTGGTCTGTAGAGTTCACACTAACAGCAGTAGGAGCTTCATTACTGTTGTAAGGAGCATTCCCATCCAAGTCTTGAATAAGATAAGTACCAGTGGAGATATCAACGCCAGTGATTACGGCACCAATGGTGAAGGTTGGATTATTTTTTATAAAATGATCAGTAACGTTCCCGCCAGAATCTATGGGATGTTTGGTTACACTACCACTATAATTCTGTGTATAAGCTGTTACAGCGTCACAGTAGATGAATCCACCATCTTGAATAGAGGAGTCGCCCCATTCGATTGCTAGCGACATAGGCGCTCCTTATTGTTTTACTGGGAACTGAACATTCACTTGATCGAAGGACTGTACAAACATATTTGCAACAGCCTCGCCAATAGCTTGGGCTTGAGCAGCAGCATCCAATCCTTGTAAGGTAGAACCATCTACGTTTACAACAATATCAATTTGATTGCTGTTATTTACAATACCCATTGCTTTATCGTCAGCGGCCGCTTTAGCCATTTCGGCTTGTTGATCATCATAGCCAGCGGCATCTTGATAATAAGGAGAACTTGGGTCTTCATAGACAGCACGACCACGTTCACGAGCCTTATTAAGGTTAAACCCTGTATTATTTAAAATATCACCAAAGATGGCGGCTGGCGAAGCATACTCCAAACCAAAGAGATTGGCTTTTTCTGTTGAGCTATTATTAGTTTCAGATGTAGGGAGGTTTCCACTTTTAAACTTCTGGAACTCAGCAATAGCATTAAATATTGCAGCAATCTCTTTTGCCGTAGCTTCTAGGGTTGGCAGAAAATCAAATTTAATACTAGAGATATCAGTAAAGATTTGCTTAATGTCAGACCAATCTTTTCTAAGTTGCTCGGTCTTATCTATTCCAAGAAAATCCCCAACAAGGCTATCCTTTCCTTCTAACGCTCTAATAAACGATTGTGGGAAAAGGAGAAGATCATCTGCGAATTTAGTAGCTTCATTGAACTGCTCAGACAAAGTTCTTACTAACCCACCACTCTCGCTCAAACCTGCGTTGAGGGTACGAAAGATACGAGCAAAACCTTCTTCTACGCCAGAACCAGAGGCTAACACAGCAAGGTCTGTAACAGCATTCTGATAGCGTTGTTGTTCCGCTTGTGAAGCAGTTTGGGCAGCAGGAAGACCTTTTTCAGCATCCTTAGAGGCAACACGGCCTGCGAACTTAAGAATATCACTAGTTACCAAACCCTTCTTCATATCCGCCTGAAGCTTTGCAATTGCGGCTTGGCCTACAAGATCCCCGCTTTGTCCTTTATCCCTAAGTTGAGCTTGGTAAGCTCTAGCAAATAGTGCAGTACCCCCCGGAAGTGCTTCTGCAATTTGACCTGTCAGCTCTTCTGCTTGGAGCTTACCTTTACCGGCCACTTGAGACAGCGCACGGAAAAGTCTGTTCTGTGTAGTCTTGTCAAGTTTATTTACACGAGCAAGCTCAGCAAATCCAGAGAACACTTTCTGACTATCTTTTAGGCCAATACCAGAACCTGTAAGGCCAGAGATGAGTTTGTTATAGTCTCCAGAAGCGTCGAGGTAATTGAACCCTATTCGGTTTGCTTCCGATCTTAAGTATTGAAACGAATCAGCACCCTGAGCTGCCGTACCACCGGCTTGTTGAACTACAGCCGAAGTTTGCAACTGTGCGGAAACTACTTGTTGGTTTCTTTGGTTCAAAGCACCTAAACCATATCCACCAAGACCAAGTGCCAGCGCAGGACCAAACAAGTTAGGCATGCCACGAAGTCCGCCAACACCCCCGGCTACAGCACCAGCAGCGGCAGACTCACGAATCCTTGATCCACCGGCGCCCCTAGAGTTTACATTTAGTGGATTAGTGGCTGATGCCCTAAGCATTGCTGCTGCCACATCCCGGTTAAGGGCTGATTGATTTACATTGAATCGGCTAATATCAAAGACAAGTCGGTTACTTGCCATATCCAAAGCATTACCTAATGCAATATTAAGCTTTCTTTGATCTACATCAAAATTACCAATACTTAAGACGATAGGTTTATTTGCAAAAGTACCTAATTTCTTTAGTCGATTTTCAACATGATCAAGAGCTTTGTCAACTTTCTTGACTGAGGATTTATCAACCTCAATACCCATACTGGCGAAGTATTTACTGATTTGCAATGTTCATTACTCCGTCATTTGGATTTATTATTCTTTTCAGCTTTGGCTTTATCAACAGCTTGCTTATTCAAAGCATCATACACGTCAAGCAATTCAAGTAGCTTCAAAAGCTGTCTTGTAGAGTATTTCCACTCCATCTCAGCAGCCATTTCAAGACCACCCTTCTCGTGCATGGCTATCCTATAAATACTCCAAGACTGTGAGAATTTTGAATCAATTTCTTTTTCTAAATTTGTTGGTGGGGCTTTTCCCGATGCAGTTGACCCATTTGGAGTCAAACTTCTTCTGTATCGGGCGCCTGAAAAAGTTCTTCGAAGTTAAAATTCAGCACCTCTTTGTAAAGCTTATTGAGGTGTGCATAACGACGTGCAAAGATCATATCAAAAGATTTTTCAGTAATTTGCATATTATCTTTGGATACGTAGTTACAGATGATTTGTTTCATCTGACTCAGATCAGCCTTGCCTTCATCGATAGCTGCCTGATGCTTTTCAATAAACATCAGACCTTTAGTTGCTGGCATAGCACTGACCAGATAGTCTACATCATCAACTGTAATAGTTGTTTGTTCCAATACTTGAAATTGTGGAGCTGCCATTTATTTTATCTCAGAAATTAAATTAGAAAATACTGTCAATGAAATTACCAGCTTCGCTGATTGCCCTGTCAAGTAGGTCAGTTGCTGGCTTGGCATTTCCTCCCACAGTATAAGTGTCCGTGCTCTGCACAAAGAATTCCCAATTGCGGTATTCAAACTGCCCGGAGAATGTTGCCGTAGGGTAGCCTGTAATGAATGCTTCGTTGGAGGAAAACACACTCCGGCCAGACCTATCTTTAAGCATTAGGGGAATTCTAGCCGTACCTTCTTCAAGATCCAGTTCGTGGATATATGAAAGTACATCATTACCTTGAGCAGTTTGTAGAAGGGATATTGTCAAAGTTGCAGAAGTGTCTACATTCTTGACCCGTGTGTTTTTCCCACGAATACCCCTAATTACAGTGAATCCCTTAACTGTTCGAGAAATCGTGACACTTTGCCAACCCGTTAGTTGATAACCACCAATCGTAAGTATGACATCCTTGGGATTATAGGTTTGAACTGTAAAACTGTTAGCCATTACAGCACCCCTTCAACAATAGATGCTGCACCAGATGCCAGATTAATGAGGTCTTGGAGAATACCACTAGCATCTTGGTTACTACCAATGTTAATCACGGCTTGTGAAGATTTCAATACCCAAGTACGGGTGTCAAAGTTTGTACTCTGAACCATATTAGGAACACCTTCGATCCAAGTATTAGTTGAAAAGAAAAGGTCTGTACCTGATAAATCTTTAATAAAAAGAGGAAACTTACCTACTTGACTAAGTTCATCTAATTGCCAAAGCTTGGTTAGAATATCGTTAGAAGTTGAGCCACGGTGAAAAGTGAGGGAGATAGTATATGTTTGACTATTGGTGTACAGCCTAGCTACTTGCCCATCTGCTGTCTCTGTGGATCCGTATGCAACTTTATCTTTACTAATACTGATAAATGTCCCATCAGCAAAACCATTAAGGGGTATGCCAAAAGCTAAACAATTAACATCTTCTGGTGAATAATTTGCTAAGTCCATTATTACTCCTTAAGTACAAGGGGCCTTTCAGCCCCTATTAGGCATTAAGGATTCAACCGCCAGCGTTCTTCAACAGTACCACCAGCAGCCTCTACAGCAGCAACTTCAGCAGGAGCCAGTGGAATGTTACCACCGACAAACAAGTCACTACCAAACAGGTAGATTTGCCAATCACGTGTGGATGTTTCCGAACTGAACTCTACAGCAGGAGGTGCTGCAATGATAGCACTGTTAGAAGATACTACAGTCTGACCACTCAAATCTTTGATGGTTACTGAGAATACCCAAGTGTTATCTGTAGTCTGTGCATCAGCAATCTGAAGTTGTTGAAGAACAGTGTTTGACGGTGAGTATTGATGCAAAGTTACATCAACAGTCATACCAGTTACTTTACGTTTCACACGACCAAACGAGTTAGAAGTACCCACGCCCTGATAAGGGGTGGACGAGGGTACGAGCCTATTCATTGAGACGAAAGTGCCGTCTGCAAAACCGCTGACAGTGTGTACAAAATCACCTTTCGAAATAACAATCGTGAAATCGTCAGGAGAGTAGTTGCCAATAAAATTTGACGCCATTGTTAATCTCCCAGATTAAACAGAAAGGTAGAATTGGATGTCTACAGAGCGAATCGCACCTTGCAGGCGAGCACGGATAACGAATACACCGGCAGCACGTTGGGCGCGAAGAGTAGGGCTAATGGACAAAACAGGCGGGGTTTGCACTGTCCACCCAGAATCAATCATGCCGTTACTTTCAGCCAACGAGAGTACAGAACGAATTTCATTTTCAACAATCAAAAGGCCCGGATCAGTCATTGGGATTTTAAGGCTGTTGATAATACGGAAGTAGATGCCTTCCTGAAGTCGGGCTTTTAGCCAGTCCTTCGAGATTTGAATATCAATTGGCTTACCATCAAACATGTTACCGTCTTGGAAGACATCAACCCCACCTTTGCGGCGGAAGAAGTTCCACGATTTAGCACGCAAGTTAACAATCTGTGTCGAGCTAAGGATGCTACGAGTAACACCGGCAGCCCGCTTAAAGTCCCAGTCATTAGAGCCGGGAGTAACAGCCAGTTGACTGCCTGACCAAGCTGCTTCAGGAAACTCAGTTGCAGCGCTTGCAGAGTACACACCAAAGGTACGGCCAGCGGACTTAGCGTTAAGCTTATAACCAATGTCAGTAACACCAGTTGTTGGGGCTACTACATCAGCAGACGACAGACCGTAAATCTTGTCCATCGCTTGGATAGTATCAGCTAGAGCCTCTTGCTCCGCAACAACTTGGGTTTCAGCAAGCAATTCATACCAAACGTCATTCTCAGCATCAACTGCCAACAATGCATCAGGCCATGTTTCAGTTGGAGAAACATTAGTCAGGCTAACATTGCTTGAGCTTGTCAAACTCCAAGCATCTCCTGGAGTAACAGGGCCTACTGTAAAGGTTCCATCAAGGTTATCAGTGAAGGTAACTTCAGTGGGGGAGCCCACAGCGGCATCAAGACCTGCAACAATTTCAATAGCAGTTGCTGACGCATCAGAGGTAAAGCTGTACGTCGTACCGTTAATAGTCAGAGAATATGCTGTGGAGTTAGCAACAGTAACTGTACCAGTAACACTATCTACTTGGCGGCGGCCTACAACCAATGAAGGAATGGGTGCTCCAATTACAGAGTCTTGCCCAAATGCCTTACTAGCCATTTTATACACATTACTAGTAGTCGGAAAATCTGCACCTACCTCAGTAATGTTCAAATAAGTGCGAGCACGCTCAGAGAAGTTGGTGAACGTTGCAAGTACCAAAGGAATTGCAAAGGAAGCCGTAGCGATTGCAGTAGTTTGATCGGTAATTACTACCCTTACTACATCATCTAAATCACTCATATTTTATTATGATCCTTAATTATGTAGCGATTGCTACGGGTAAATAATACTTTCGGGAATTTTTATAATTACTGGAATCTCTGAAGTCTCATCAGCAATGACTACGCCTTCAACAGCATCAATGAGTTGATCAGTAATAACGACATAGCTAAACGTTACATCAAGATTATGATACTCAACCCATTTTGTATCTCGTTTTTGAGGTGCCCTACGAATCTGGCTCTTCCTCATAAAACCTAGTTTGTTTCTACTCAATTCCAACCTTGTTAGGGGATTGTTATTGATATTGTTATTAAAGCTTTGTGACACATCGCCACTCAAGCTTCCGATAAAACTCAATTGAGCCATAACTTCATATGCAACTTGAAAGGTTAAGGTTCCATTATCGTTTAATAAAGTTGATGTGCTGTGATGCCCCTGCTGGACAACATTCAGAATATTAATCACAACATAACTTTCAGCAGGTTCTGTTCCGCCTGAATGGCTAAAAATCACAGGAGTAGTTGGATATTCTGACAGTGCTGCTAGAGCACCTTTGCGGATAGCTTGTCTGACATCAGTGTATACAGGCATCAACTACTTCCTTTCTTGTCTACTTTAAAATCAATAGACTCGTAAAGAAGTCCACTATCAATCAGAGGATTATTGAATCCTTTCTCAGCCACTGTGTATGGAGCATTTGGAGGAGTATCCCAATCAGCCACAGCTTGCTTTAAATCCGTTTTAGCTTTCATCCCAATCTTTGTGTACTCTTCCTTGAACGTACTTCTACCCTCAGCAATCCTCACCATACTTTCAAGAAACATCTTATCGTAAGATCCTTTCTTAATAGGTGCCATAAAGCCAACACGAATAGCTGGACGAGTGGGTATGTTCTGTGCAGGTACACCTTCTTCCTGAAACTGCCAATTCTGAGCTACAGATAAATTATCGTTATCTGGGCCGTAGTAGGTTGGTTCAACAATACCAACTTGAACTTCTAGAGATGATCCTTGCAGAAGATTCTTTTTAAGTTTGTTCCAACCTGATTTATCAACTTTCAATTTAAAAGACATATGGGGACATCCTTTAATTTGGAGTGAGTTCTATACGGGCTGCTTGAATTTTTACGTGTTCCAATATCCCCATTCCGTTTGTCCAATCATCAACTTTCATGATCTTGTAACGGTCATTTTTCCAAATGAATTCATCGGCTGACCATCCATTCGAACTTTCCTTGAGGGTACGAGCATAATCCGCAGAGTAGAATTTAACCCATACTCGGGTTCTATCAGCTTCAGGGAGCATCATAATTTCATAAGGTTTGAGAGGCTGGATATTCACTTGCAAAGGAACTTCAACAACTGACCCCTCAACCCAATCACCATCTACGAAAGAACCGGATTCTTGTCTATAGATTGTAAGTGGGATTTTATGTGTAAGGAGAAAATTAGGTTTTAACATTTCTTCTCCTTAAATCACAATGAATTCAACACCAAAAGTATCACCACAACCGCACCCACATCGATCATCACAATCACAAGTTTTAATTTGTGTCAGTTTTGGTCGTACATTATCTGGATTGTGGTTGTTAGCACAGACATCCGCCCAGCTGATTCCACCAGCCCAAGGCATCATACCGTTAGGTAGATTAACAATAGGATTATCAATTAGGTTCTGAAGAGCTTTTAGATAATTACTTGCATAGTTGTTCCAGATTTCAATGTCACCTGTACGCTCCCTTGTACTATAACCTGCAATTGAAAATGAAGCTGATATTGCAGCCATCCTTGCTGCCGCAACTACGTTTTGGTTGTTAAGATCTAAAAACTGTTGTATTTCTTCATTTGAAAATAGTGGATAAAACGGATTCGATGGTATATTACCAATCAATAAATTAACCTGCTCAACAGGAGTCAATGCCATAACTATTCCTTTATATAACCATAGTATTCTAGTTCGGCTTCCTGTCTTACTTTGATTGCATCTTCCAATGAATTAAAATAACCGAGTTTAATTAACTTTTTATTCTTTGAAATGTAAACTTCCCATTTCTCTTTTTCCTTATTCCAACTAACACCAGTTTTACCAGATGTATTATGGGACTTGAGAGTTTGGTTAAAGTTTTGTTCAGAGTAATTTGTCCACCTGCAATTTTCCAAGGAATAGTCACCGTTAACATCTATTCGATCTAACGTTGTTCCTTCTGGTCGTTCACCCATATCCTCAAAGAAGTTCATAACTCCGTTGACTGGATCTAACCAACGTTCACAGACACTGATTCCTCTTCCACCACTATGCTCAAAAGATTTATGATTTTCATCACTAACCCTTTGAAGCATGGCACGATATGAAGAGTAAGTTTTAGTCTTGTATTTACCATGCCTCTGTCTTTTGATTTGCATTTCAATCTCCTTTGGGATAAATTTGACTGAATAGCTTATCACAAAATCTTTATGGTTACAAGGGTAGAATTAACCACCCTCATATTTTAAGCGACAATACCAGCAGCTTTGAGTTTAGCCAGAAAGGCATTCAACTCCACGATAAGAGCTGCTGTATCAGCACCAGCAAAGTCGGCCTGAGTTGCAGCCTTCTTAACAGTGCCATTAACAGTAGTAGTTGCAACAGGAACGCCGGCACCAGAGTTTACTTGAGTAGCAATGGAATTAACTGCCTCAATATAACCCGCACCAACTGTTGGAGTAACAGCCATATTTATATCTCCAAAGAAGGGGCTTTTCAGCCCCATTCAGATTTAGGCAGCGATGCTTACGCGAACCAGAGCTTGAGGACGCAGTACAGCGTTCATGAAGTTCGATTCAGACATGATTTCGATGAAATCGTCTTTCTCGTTCATGTATTCAAACCAGTAAGCTTCTTGTGCAGTTTGGTTAACAGTTGCAAAACGATTTGCAGGAGCAAAGTAGGTTTTGAACAGTGCAGCAGCGGCTACTTGTGGGAATACATATGCATCACCGGCTGGGATGTAAGGAACAGTTGCACCAGTTACACGGTCGGTGTAGCTACCACGATATTCGATCCACAGAATACCACCATAGCTGAAGGTACGATAACGAGCATCAAGACCAAAAGCGTTAGCAGTCAGACGACCAGTCAGAACGTCAGCACCACGATCACGAGCGTAGTATTTGTAAGCATCAACTACGAACGGGTGAGTGATCAGTGCATTGAAGAACGATGGCGAGCAAACAGCAATCATACCTTCAACAACTTGACCGGATTGGATACCATCTTGAACACCAGCAATGATAGGCTCAACACTTTCCAGAGGATCAGTAGCGAGGCTGTTCAGAGGCATGGTCAGTTCGGTACGGGTAACACCAAACTCGTTGTACCAGTTGATGGTAGCACCGTAAGATTGACGCAGAGTACCACTTGGAGCATATACGGAGCCAGTGGTGATCAATTGAGCACGAGCAGCCTCAAGAGTCACAGCGTGGTTCATACGCATTTGTTGCATTTTGCGGGCACGAGTACCAGCAACAGTTTCAGTTTGGATACCAGCGAAAACGTTATCCCAAGCAACAACACCGTCAACATCATTTGGAGTAATCGCGTCATCCAAAGGAAAATGCGGGATTGAAGCAGTCAGATAGCTACGAGCTGGACCACGGGAAGCGTTGTTACGTTCATCCCAGTTACGGTCTGGAATCAAACCTTCGTTCCAAGTGGTGCGAGGAACCAGAACAGTCTTTTGGGTTTTACGTTCAGTATCGAAGATACCCAATTGGTTGAACAGACCCCAAGAGTTGGGGACGATCATGATATCTTCGGACAGGTCTACTACGCGGTTGAAGTCCGTAGGATTGTAAGAAAGTGGCATAGTTATTTAAGCTCCAGATTAAACAGTAAGTTCAAGAATGACGCCCTGCTCTTTGAGCAAGTGACGCAGACCTTCGAATTGAGTGGCGTTCAGGAAACCAGAAGTGGCCTGACGTACTGGGTAATCTTTCAGGATTACGTTGTCACGGACATAACCAACAGCGTTGTCGGTAGTTTCAGCGGCCAGCAAAGTAAAGCCTTGTGGCTTAGCGCAATATTCGTCACCAAACAGAACGATGAATTCGTTAGTAGCAACCAGTTGGGCAGCAGCAGACAGGAGAGTGTAAGCAGTGTCAGTTGCAGCTTTTGCACGATAAGCAACCATACCCATTACAACAGGGGTATCAGCAGCTACGTCAACAAACACAACTTCACGGGCATAACCAACACTAGGATCACGTTCGTGAACTACGAGGTCGGACAGTTGGGTAAAACCACGAACTACGATGGGCATTATTTAGCACCTTTTTGGAATTGATTTTTCAGGAGTTGAGCGGTGAGGTTTTCACCTTGAGGTTTTTCTGGCACTACTTCTTTACCCTGACCACCAACTTCCGACATCAGAGCAGAATGGTCAATTACTTCAGCTTGTGCTTTAAAGCCAGCTACTACAGCTTCAAATGCAGCATCATCCAGAATGGACAACGAAGTCAGCAGAGCTTCTTGTTTAACGGAAGCCAATTTTTCTTTACGGGCCGACAGTTTAGCTTCTACTTTTTCAGATTCCATCTGAGCTACTTTCTCAAGAGCTTCAGTCAATTTGGCACCTTGGTCAGTAAAGCTAGTTTGCAGCGATGCAAGAGCTTGTTGCACAGAGGAGAACTCTGCCAGTTGCTCATTTGCAGCAGTGAGTTGCGATTGCAATTCAGCAAGTTGGGTCATTTCAAGAGTTTCCTCGTCGTTGTTTTTACTAAATTTAAAGATACGATTACTCATCGAACTTCCTTCTTTATTATTTTGGGCTTGGCCCGACAGGTAAGAATAAAAATCTTCTTGAGTCATTACCTTATCAGCTAGGCCCAAAGCAATTGCATCTTCTGCAAGGAAGGTGTTTGCTTGAGTATTCCTAACTGCTTCCACTGTCATTTTGCGATGTTCTGCAACATACTCAGTGAAATCTGTGTAGAGAGCATCTACTTTATATTGGAGGTCATCCAAGAACTCTTTACGGAAAGATCCGTCTTCAGCAAATGGAATCTTCTCAGTTCCTGCGGAGATAAAGGAACGTTCATAACCTTTCATCTCAAGAGCTTTAGAATCGTTCATCAAACGAATCAACACCCCGATAGAACCAATCTCTGAATTCTTATTAGAAATAATTTCATCAGAGATTGCCGTCAATCCATAGGCAGCACTAGCAGAGAGGCCATCAACATACGAAATGATTTTCACACCATTTTCATCTGCCAATTTACGCAGATAATTACCAGTATCCATCATACCGTAAGCTTCACCGCCACCAGACTCAACCATAAAGGCTACAGTCTTGGTGCCAGATTCCAGCAAGGCTTCGAAATCTTCCTTGATACTTTCATAAGAAGTGCCACCGCAAAATGCTTCCCATCCGGTTGACTTATTAGTCAATGGACCTGAGATGTGGATAACACCAAGATTTGATTCGGCGTAATGCAAAGTGCTATACATTGAAAACTCATTGTCAGCCTTTGGAGTAACGTCAACATTTCCTTCACAACGTTTATCTACATAGTTAAGAATAGATTCAAAACTTTTAGAGTCCACTAGGAGAGGAGTATCGAACAATTTAGACCGAAGTCTAATAAGTTCATGAGCCATTAATGGACTCCCTATGTATTTTCTGTGTTACCAACAGAGGCATCATCTCCCCCCATTGGACTAGTTGATGTACCTTCACCGGCTGTGGCCATTCCCTCACCAGCACCAGAAGAGTAAGTTGTAAGTTTTTCTCTTACTTCTTCCATATCTTCAGTACCGTAGAATGGGCAAGGCATACCAGCTTGATCAGCAATCCAGTTGATGGTGTCAGCGTCTTGTGACATAAGACCAACAGAAGCAACTCGCTGGATGAACTTGGACAGAACATCGAGGTCTTGTTTAGCAATAGCACCAAAATCAAAATAAGGTGTAATCGCTGTATCCCAACCATTCAGTGCAAAAATTTGTTTCACAAGGTCGTGGTTAAGTTGGTCACGAATCTCAATCAACTTAGTTTCGATAGCCATTTCAACAACACTAACTTTACTTTCAGCAAGTGAAAATGAACCAGAGCCATTGTTACCAAGAGATAGGAAGTCTGCAAAGAGGCAAGTAAGAATCTCTTGAGCATAACGATTAATGATTGCGTTAGTATCAAAAGCCTTTTGACCTGTTACAGATACAATCTGGAAGTCGAAGAATTTATTACCGTTTTCATCTACGACGTTCGGAAGTATGAACCCTGACTGTTCTGCAACAGCAGCATTTCGCATCATCTTTTTGTAGTAGTCGAATACAGCCTTGTCTTCATCAGAAGCGTTGGGGTCCATGTATCGTGGTGGAAGATACAAGACTTTAAAACCTTGCATATCCTGTGAGACGCCAATACCTTCGGACTCTTCATAAGCCTTCTTATATTTCCAAGACTCCCACGCCCCAACTAGCGGGCTTTGTCCATTTGGATCATCTTTGTTGCTGCCGCTTCGGAACAAGAGAAACTTCTTACGAGGAATCTTAACTTTATCGCCGTAAATACTGTCTACGCCAGTGTAGGTGAATTGCTCTAACCCTGTCGGTTTTACGACTGCTTGCCACACCCCAGAAAGGTCACGACCCTCGTTTTCCCAGTCCCAACCTACAATAGAATCTTGTGCTCGTTGAGGAAGTTTCTTAGGAGCTATCAATCCATCGTTATAGTTCGAACCATTAGCCTTCAAACGTCGGCGATAGACTTTCTCTTGAACATCAAAACCATACCGATTAAAGCTGACCACTTCACGGATAAAAGAATTCCAAGAATGTTCCATGTCATCCATACATTGACGGAGGAATGTAGCTTTATCTTTAAGCTGTTCTTCGTAACCTTCAGGAATCTTAACTGTCCACGGAACCCTTGCAATCATCATCTCTACTAAGTTAAGAGCCGGGGCAATTGTGCCGTCTTTCGACATCTTCTTGAAAGTGGTGATTGCATGGGGCCACCTAAGTTCCCAAGCGCACTCCTCGAATACAACTCCCGAGGAAACCTTCAGCGAATTGAAGCCTGTTTCACCTAATTTTATACGAGGGATTACCTCGTCACCCGTACTAAGGGCTAATGGTTCTTCAGCCATGAAGGCTCCTTAATTAACGGTTGTTTATAGGGTTACGGGCTGAAAGGTCAACTTGTGATAACGCAGAAAGGAAATTAGGGATATCGATGGAAGATGCACATGCACCAAACGCATCGCTACAGGCATCACACAAATCATCGTGACGAGAGCCACTACTGCGTTCACCGTCATAAGATTCCAATTCTTTATAAAAGAAATTCAAATCGTTGGTTATATCATTCTCGTAGTCAGTCCCGCAATTCCGAAGAATCTGCATTCCACCATTCATAACCATAGAAGAGAAAGGTTTGAATCTTTCTGCTTTCTTACCTGATGCTGCAAACTGTCTCACAAAGAATCCTTTAGAGGATAAATCTTTAGAGATGAAAGTATTGCTATATCTTGTTTGAGGGTCAAGAGGGAGAACAATATCAACCTTACTGCCATCTTCCATTGCAGAGTCTAGAATGAATTGCATCCAGTTGCCCGGAAGAACCCTTATTCGTCTGATATCGTGGATAAAGTAATTACCATCTTTCAACTTACTCATCTTAACTGATACAGTATAGTCAGGATTTGGATAAGAATCTGTACGTAATTTAAAAGCGAAGTCAAAAGCGCGTACTGTTTTTACTATATCAGTCCAAGCTGGCTCCTGATCTTTTTCAACGAACCACTCCCTGCGGACCATGGACGCACCGGTCGGCCTGACATACCAGTTCCCGTAGAGATACCTCTGAACATCAACCTGCGGCTGAGCTTTCAAGTTAGACAAGTATGTTGGGTCAGCCGTCATAAGAGGAATATTATCCATACAGTTTGCACTAATAAAAGTGAAACTTCTTATACCGGAGTCTGTACCTGCGCCATAAAGTTCTTCAAGTTTTTCTCTCGAATCTGACCAAACATATTCTCCGTTATCAACAACATAATAACGAATTTTACCATCTTTGGTTTGATCAGGTGTACCATCTTCTGTGAGGTATGGTTTGATCCATTCAAGACATTCCCAATCTGGATCGGGGTTGCAGGTCAATACCATTTGTTTTTTATGTTTTGCGCGGGCGGAACGCATCCGCTTGATCAAATATTCAATCATTTCCCGTGTAAAATGTGTCGCCTCGTCAAATAACACAAAAGTGTAGGCGGCGCCTTGATGCTTTAACAAATCCCTTTTTGCCTCAAGGAAAGAGAACTTTAGTGAGCCACCGGCTGGGAAGGTAATTTTAAGATCCTTAATGTGGATCTTAATACCACCTTTTTTACCTTGTTTTCTAAGTTCTTCGGCATTGCCATAAATCTTTGTGTAGATTTCGCAAGCATTCTCCCATAGACCCCCCTGAGCAGTAATTTCGCCTGTGGTCTTACGGAAGATAATTCCACGAAAATGTGGATCTTCAGCAAACTTAAGAGGGTAAAGCAAACTTACGTAACTTTTTCCTGAGCCCATCGCTCCCCCTAGAATAGCCGTATCAGCGAACTGATTCAGCATTAGGGATTGTTTAGGGGAGCTAGGTCCAATAGTTTCTTGTTCTTCTTGCACTTTATATCCTTTCTTTGATTAAGTCCTCAGCTTCAAGAACTGCACATTCCGTTCTTCCTGAAAACTTTGTCAAAGGAATATATTTTAAACCGTTACTCTTAATAAACTTCAAAAGCTCAGATTCTTTTTCTGCAATATTTATTGCTAAATCATCAAAGGTTTTAAGAACTTCAACTTCAAAACCATCTTGTCTATATTTTGCAAGTCTATTAAGAAACCCCACAGATACGCCAACTTTAAGAAATGTTTCGTCTTTATTGGTTAGTTTAAGTAAATAAAGTTTACCAATTGTATTTGAAAACTCTTCATTTCTTTCACAGTAAGCTTTGTAATTCCAATGTCTTAGGTTTGTAGAACATTCAAAACAACCACTACCGTTCATGTGTGAGGCTGCTAGTTGTTCGAAATCTCCGTGCTCTGGGCAAATAAGTTTTACTTTGGTTGAATTATTAATATACTCAACAGAAGAGTAATCGTACTTATCTCCGAAGTGCTCTTTTCCTCTTCGGATAAATTCTTGTAACCCAATTGACCTATTTTCAGCAGCACATTTTTGACAACCACAACCGAAGATATGATCACGAACTGCTTGTAAAAACTCACCATGTTTTGGACAAGTTATTTCAATCGTGCTGTTAGTATTTTCGAAAGTAGAAAGATCATACTCATATTTGTTTTCATGAATTTGTGCTGCATTAATTAAGAAACTTTCTTTTCTCTTAATCAGGTCAGCTTCTTGAACATCATCAAATAAACATCCACAAGACTTTACATTACCAGCAACAAGATTATTTCCACCAACATTGTGCGTATTTCCACACTCACATTGACAATGCCAAGTAGTAACTATTTTACCAAATTCATTACGAACATCTGGCACTTTAGAAACTACTGTGAGTTTACCAAATACTTGTCCAATACGATCTACCCAACGACACTTACCACATGATGTAGTGTTACCTTTGCGTAGGCTACCGGTATTAGTAATGACTTCATTGCCGCAATCACACTCACAAATCCAGTTTATTTTAGAGCTACCTGACGGGTAGAAAACTCTTTCGCCTTGTTTTACTACAGTGACCTTACCAAATCTTTGACCGGTAATATCTTGAAGTTTAGCGCCTCTCAAATCTTACATCTCCAACTAGATTAAATTAGGTGAGAACTATCTACCTGAGTTGGCAGTTAGAAGGGCTTGCAATCCCGTTCGCTCTCATTGTTACTTCTTTATTCGTCTTCTTCCGAAGACTCATCAGCATTCTTGCCACTTTCTACAGCAGCAAGATACTGCTTTACCATTTTTGACTTATCTCGGCCTTTCACACCCCGACTAGCAACGATAGGACGCATGTCCTCGATAGGCATAGCTTCAAGTTGTTCTTTGGTGTACACCTTTTCGCCCAATGGTACTGGGATAGCATTTACACCGGGACTCACTTTCAACTCTTCGCTACCATTCACTTCAAAAGTGAATTCAGCAATAAAAGGAAGTGTCTTCAGCCGAGGACAAGTGTTATCTTTGAGTACAGCACCTTGTTGTGCAAGCTCTACAACACGCTTGATAAACTCTACAGGGTTTGCTGAACTAACTACAATTTGTTGAATTGCCATATAATCTCTCTGTTAGTGTTCAATTCATAAAAGAGAGTGTATCAACTCTAGTATCAATTTGTCAAGCTTTATAGAAAATAAATATAAGAAAATTTAAGCGAAGACTTTATATTTCAAAAGTCTTCTATAAATCAACTTCTAGGCGTAACTTGAATTGTCACAGAAGCACCAGCAAGGTTAACTGTAGCTCCGAGCAATACCTCAACAGATAGCAATGTTACAACGTTACGTTGAGCAGCTTGTACAACACATCCTGTAGTGGATACAGATACAACCCTTACAGACTGGTTGAATGTTCCGCCAATAATCTGAGGTTGTACATCAGGTGGCGTTGAGTAAGTATTTGCAAAGGTGATTGTGATATTACCGCTAGCATCACTTGTGCCTAAGAAAGTCTCAACCTTGCGATAACCTGTCAACACAGCATTAGTCAGATAGCCACTGTCATTTGTGAAAGCGCTGACATTTGTTGGGACAGTCGGGATTACAGGAAATGTTGCAAGTGTTCCGTCACCGCGAACATATTGATTCGTGCTACCAACTGGAGTATTAAACTTAGCTGACAATCCATTAGTCAAAGCTGTGGTAGTCGCATATCCACTAAGACTTGTTGTCAAGGCAGAGTTTGTAACATAACCAGACAAAGAGGTTGTTGTAGCCTTACTGTCTAAGCTTGCTTGCAGACCTGTAACATCGCTGATTGCATGAGTGTGACTTGTTGCTGCCGCTCCAACATCTGTATTGGTTAATACTACAGCGCCAGTCTTGGTGTTAACAGATGTTACAGGATAGCTTACAGTGGGAATTGTAGGCTTATTCTTAATGAAATCAAGAGAAGCTATATTAGTCTGATTCCAGTCACTTTGAATCTGTGCAGCAGGAATAACAGGAGTCCCTGTCAGCACGCTATAAGGAATGCTTGACCCTGTAGACACTTTACCATCAAGAGCAGTTTGCAGGCCGGTGATATCATTGATTGCATGAGTGTGTACTGATGGGGTGAAACTAGTAGGTTTACCAGTAAGGCTGCTATACGTTCCATCAAACAAAACAGGTTTGTTTAGGATCTGTGAAACACCACTGGTGGAATTCCAATCACTACTAACTTGGGCGGATGGAATAGTTGGAGCACCGGTAAGGCTGCTGTAAGGAATGCTTGAACCAACATTTAATTTAGAATCAAGATTACTTTGAAGCCCTGTAACATCTGCTATAGTATGAGTGTGTGCTGCTGGAGGAAATGACGTTGGCTTATTGGTTAAGTCGGCGTAGTTTCCACTAAACAGAACGGGCTTACCAGTCAAGTCAGCATACGAGCCAGAGAAGATCGCAGGCTTGTTTGATAGGTCATTATAATCGCCAGAACTTGCTACTTCAGATAATGCAAGATGATCTTTCTGTTGGTCTACAGTTGTGTAGGACAGCCAAGCCACACCCGCAGGCATACACAGAGATGGGGTAAAATTACCTGAGCCATCTGTATGCAGAAAACTATTGTCAGGCATTGTAATAGCCGCAATATCTGTGAGCACAGAAGATACTGGTTGAGCATTAACATCTTGGGCTGTAATGATCACATCACCTTGCTCACCATTAACAGAGTTAACAACACCTGTAACGCTACCACTTCCTTCGCCGGGAAATACTGGACGTACTGGCATATTAAGCCACCTGTACGCAAAGACGGCCTGTGCCCTTTGCCCAGATAATTGATTCCCCTTGATCAATTATATACATTTCAAAAGAAATGAGTTGAAGACCATCAGCAGATGAACTTGCTGGTTGAAAAGGCTTCAACTGAACACGAACGTTACCACTCCCTTTGAACTGTAGAAGAACTTTAGTCCCTATAGGAATTCCCGATAAAGCATTCACATTTTGATAGCTGACATTATCTAATACAACATCTGCGATTGTATCGCTCATATTTAACACCCTTTTATTTTTATTTTAGGTGTCTTTTTAGGGGATTATAGCCGCAGCAGACAAATTACGGCTTTTAAGATAAACAGCCCTATCTGTCAAAATGTTGGTCTTTCTTCCCAAAATAAACTATACAAGACTGTTGGTGTGCTATTTGTTGCTTCAACCTTGATATAGAACACTGAGGCGGGAAGTCCTCGCTCATCTCCTGCACTAGCCCCAACTGTAGATTGCTGTGCAGTAGCCGTTGCAGATACTAGGCGAATAGCTTCTACTTCAGTACCACCTGTAAATGTGCCGCCAGTTTCAAAGGTTACACCACTTACAAAGGGAGGCTGAGGAATAGAGGTCATTCTATTCTTACCAATGACAGGAATTGGTGTCCATGTCCCAGAAGCTGTTGCTCCAGTCCAAACAGAAAGCCTTACACTACCGCCACTAACAGAAAGAGTCTGATCAAACAATACAAAGTCATAAAGAGAAGTAAACCTAAAGTATCTTACTTCTGCTGCTGCAAGTGTGAAGTCTCTATAGCTACGAAATTGTCTTCCTCTGAAGAAAGATGTTTGACCAACATCAACCCTGATTCTTCGATAATTTTCAAGAGTGGATGTGTAGAAATCTTGGGGGAGGTCTACGAGAGAATGGTTTGTAGCAATTGGTAAGGACAACTCTTGTACAACAATATATCCGTCTTCACCTTTGATCCAGATTTGTGTTGTTCCGCTGCCATATATAACAGTAGTTTCACCGGGAACTAAAGGGTAGCCATCTTCACTTGCGGCTGATGGTTTAACTGTTGCACGTTCTAGGAAGAGGTATTTTGTATATTCACTTGTTACTACAATACTTTTTCCGGGAGTAATTCCCGTGAGTGTATAAATATCGTAGTAATCTAATGTTGCGGGAAGCTTTACTTTTATCATTACATTCCTTTTAATATTTGTTGTTTGGAATGCTTGTTACGTCTACAGACTTAATCTGTAGATTATAAATAATTGACTGATGCCACGCTTACCTGCATTCAGCCGTGAAGTCCAGAATGACTTCCTCTCCGCTTAGTAGCTTACCTACCAGCATTTACAGCAGTGGTCCGCCAGAACCACGGGTTTGGACTAGGCGTCCGATACCAGACCTTGCGATCTAGTGCATTTAACCACTCACGTGGTAAATAATTTTATCTGCTTGAGCTAACAAGGACGACCACTTTCTCGCAATCTTCTCAGATAAATTCTTTTATAACTAATTATAACTACAAGTATAATTAGTCGTCATCTTGTTCATCTGGATCAACGTAGACCAAACTCAGACGAGGTTTCAATTCTTTACTGATTTCAGCAGGAGTTTGTTCAGGTTCCTCATCATCACGCTTACCTTTGAGGCGAGCATTGAAGCTACCAAGCTCTTCAGCAGATGCACTCTTCACAACGGAGTTGATAGAAGTAATAATCCACTTTGCACTCGCCACAGCATCTGGATTAACTTCTTCACTCTTCAAACTTTTATCAATCAAAGCCAAGGCAATGTCTTGCCGTTCAAGGAGCTTGTCAGCCAGTTCACGTAGCTTACTCTTCTTGATACGAACCTTACTGTTACCAGAGGTGTTCCGGTTTGAACGTGGGCCGTCAAATCTAGTTTCGGGCGATGGGTTGGAATTCTTTGGAGTCTTAGCCATGATATTACCTTCATATAAACTTTTGAATTCTTTCTAAATAATCCTGACCAGCTCAACTGGCAATATCGTTAGAGAACAACAAGATTATTTAGAAAGCCCACTAATAGATTAGGAGAGGAACCTACTAATGGGTAAAGACTTCGGGGAGGAGAAACCCTAATCTTTAAGTGCTGGAAGGAGAGATGAACCAGCGGGAGAAACACACCTTTCTAGGATTTGATCTTCGTGGTGTGGTGAAACTTTAAATGTTTAGAGCAATTTTAATAGCTGATCTACTTACTTTAAGTTTTATAGATAAAGCCCTTTGTCCAAAATCTCTACAATATGGTACATAGTTATTTTTCACAAACTCTACTTGATCTTGACTCAAAGAGTATCTTCCACAATCTAAACCAGATTTCTGAAAGATAAGTCCATTTTCAACTGCATGTTTTGAATTATCAAGGTAAGTTGACCATTCAAGATTTTCAGGTGAATTATTTAGCTTATTGCAATCTTTATGGTTTACCAGAACTTTATTGTATTTAGTTAGAGAAGCAGCCTTAATTAGTTCTTCCGAAGGAGTTTCAAGAAAAGCTTCTGCAACCAGCCTATGCACCTTAAAACAGTAATTCTTTCCTTTTCTACCACCAATCTTGGTTGCCACCTCATAATAACCAGTACGACCTACGGTTTTCACCAACTGCCGGTCTGTTCTTTTAGAATAGAAATTTCCAAAATTACTAATTTTAAATAGTTCTTCAAAGCCAACAACATCTTTCCAAATTTCTTGTTGCATTTAAAACCTCTATAGTCAAGTCACCCAATGTCGCAACAGGGACAATGCAACAAACCCTACAAAGAGGGACTTGCTGTAGAAGTCTTACTGTCGCTTGTTTTTAACGACAGTTGCGCTGCCGATAAATCTTTAAATTAGCTTGCCCAGTTAAATCATTCCTAGACAAGCCATTATAAACACATATATTCTTAAAAGTCAACAGTAATTATTAATTACTGTAAAATAAATTACTAATTATCAGCATAGGGTAGGATTTCCCAGAATTGGGTGTCATGTCCACTATCTAATTCGTGGCAGTATTCCCAAATAAAGGTAATTGGTCCTTCAGGTAGATATGTAATTTTTATTTCTTTATCGACACCATCTTCTGGGCGATCAGTTTCTTCACCCATGTTTAGGTGTCCTGTGTTATTTATTAGAGTGCAGTATTTCACATATAGATATTGAAAGTCAATAGTTTTATAAAATAAATATGATTAATCCCAAATACTCTCTAAACCATCCATCATCTTGTAGAACTCAACATCAATATAGCCATACCAAACACCTTTAATAAAAATACAAATTTCTCCTGTAGGATGTGAAGGATCTATCTCAATCTGAGATTCTTTAACTCCGTGCTTTGATGCTAACCATTTTATCTCTTTGTAAAAATCAGATCTTGATTCTTGTATTTCGTATTGAGTAGAGATTGGCATCTTCATTTCTTATCTTTTAATATTTATCTTATTTTTACTATATTTATATAATCATTCCGATGAGTTCAGAAGATTCAGAATAGATTACCCCTAACCAATCCCCATACACAAAATTGTGCCTAAGAGGAAAGGTTCGGTCTATTCTGGTCTTCCTCCCTCATCAATCCTACATACCCGAAGGCATTCCGATTGAGACAAGATAGAACATAAGTCTGGTAGGTCAGCTTATGCCAGATCAGGGGTTTGTTAAGATTACCCTGATTGAAAGGCTTTTAGACGCTCTTAAGCGCTGCTATAAACACCCCTTTCTTCCGACTGGTGTTTGCGATGGAATAGCTCCCTAGTTCGCTTTAAGTCTATGTCGCTCGTTGCAGTTATCACCCCAACATAAACCGATCTACTGATTCGCCGTAGACGCTATAATCTAATGTCGTTGCCGTTAGAAGATTATTGATAGATCAAGTATACACGAAAATACTCAGATTACAAGCATTTGAAGAAAATAAATTCACTAATAAAAATCTATCCCTCCTAATAACAATATAACATGCTTTTAGATTCCTGTAAAGAACTATTTTACTCTTTCAACTCCTACACCAAAATAATCCCTATTCCAAATCAACCTAACCAAATCTAAATTCTTTTAGTAATCCCCCTTGCTTTCCACAACAAGACGTGCGAGAATGATTGCATCACTTATAGAAGGAGAGGTTGAAATGAAAAAGCAAGACTTTGTAGAACGTCCGTGCAGCGGACTGGTAAGCAATAAATGTAAACATGGTCACAATACAAACGGCAGTATTATTTGCACCGGACATATTGCACTTAATCTCTGCGAGGAAGACAAGAAATTTATCTATCGTATTCCTGCCTGTCTTACTGAGGATTGAGGGGATTCACATGAAATATAGAATTAGAGAGGAATTGTGTGGGTATAACTCAAATTTCTACACTGAGCGTTGGCATGAGCCTTATAAACAATGGGTAGCAGCTCTACATTGTAAATTTGATTCCTTGAGGGCTGCACAAGAAGGGTTGGATTTTTATAATAGCTCGATACAGTCTTATGAGGAATCTACAATAATACACGAGTATGAACCTAAGAGGAAATTATTTTGAGGAAGTCTAAGGGAAAGTGGGTTGCAAGCTACCGAGATACCTTCAGTCTCGATATGACACTATCCCCAATCATCTACGCCGGACTCAAACGTTTCCACGATGTCTTGGAACAACGCTACAAGGAAGACAAATGTATTGGCATCCCTATGCCGTATTGCTCTGACCCAGAAGCCTCACTTCCAGATGAGGAAGTGCAGGCTTGGCTAGATGACATCAAAAAGATGATGTATGCTTTCGAGAACAAAGAGCCTGATATTAGAGATTACAAATTCCACATGAAGCTCGTACCTGTAGAAGAAGATGCTTCACAAGAAATCTATGAATCTGCTAAGGCTCTGAATAAAGTAGGTGCAATCAGTGATGAGGAGCTGCTAGAATACAAACCATCTCTTCCAAGGATATCTAAACCGTACACAATCGAATGTGACAACGAGGAGGAGTATGATAGGTATCGTAAAGATTGTGATGAGCATGAGAGGTTGGTGCAAGAGGGATTGGAACTAACATTTAAACGGTGGACTAATTTATGGTGGTGATATGAAAGCTATGTATAAAACAGTTAGTGGAGTAGATTTTAGGTTTTCTTTCCATTCACACGGTTGGAGCTATGCTGAAGTGAGGATTCATACTAAATCAAAAGTCTTTGGACTCTTTCCTTATTGGAAACATCTTTGGTCAACGTGTGATGGGTTTGGTATAAGTAGTGCTCTTGCGTGTCATGTTGAAAAGGCTCATAGACATGAGCTTGAACGTTGGTGCGATAGGGCACTAAATGAATATCTATCGTATGCAAAATCTTGGAGTAATTAATGAGCATCCTCTTAGCATGGATTATCTGTACCATTTGCAGCTATTTGTTGGGAAGAAACTACATAGAAAACCTCTTCCGCCCATTTGGAGGGCTACCATCAGTCTGTAGGCGTATCTGGCTGGAAGATGAAGAAAACTCCTATGAAGATAGGTTTGCCTTAGAGAATATGTCAGATGGTTTCATTGCAGCAATCCTTTATACAATGCTTCTTGTGCTAAATTTATTTGTGTGGCCAATTGTATTGTGTGTTATCATCTGGCTTAAGATATTTCCATTGGATACAGAAGAGTTGGAGGAGTATAGAGAATGACTAAAACTAAACGAAGAATTGTAGAAAAACAATACCAAGGCATGATACGCTACGTTGTGCAGTACAAAGCTCTGTGGATTTGGTGGGACAACCCATGTTTTCATGTTGGTAATAATTATGCAGACAAATATGACGATTGGGGCTATTATGATTTAGAAGGTGCTCAAGCTTGTCTTGATCGGTGCAATGCTTTAGATTATGTTGGGCAGAGGGTTGTGGAATGAAGCTTCGTATCTGCCAAATGACCTATCCATCCAAGAAACCATTCCGTGTATTCTACGGGAAAGAGAAGCTTGCAGAGTTTTCTACAAGACAAAACGCAGAGGAATTTGCTAAGATTTATCTCGTTCCTCCGTATACGATGCAGACAAATGTGTGGTATGGATGATGGCTGATAAGATTACCGTAGAACAAAAGAAAGCCTACTACAACTCTGTAAAGGCATCAAACTACCAATCAAGCCTACGTCTAGAAGGATTTAGTGTAGAGAAACCTGAAACCACCCAACCAGAAACTACTGAAAAGGAAGAAGAAACCGATGACTGATACAACCTTGTTCGAAGCTGTTATTACACAAGCAAATGGTTTTCAAGTCAGTATGGACAGCCTTGTAGAATCTATCTACACTGCTGACACCACTGTAATTGAATTTGAACCACAATTTGATGCTATTCAAGATACAATTGATAGTGTAAAGTCTTGGGCTACACAAAAGATTTTGGAATCTAGTCAAGAGGAAGTGATGACCAATTTTATGGCTGAGCTTAAGGTGGTGTTTGATAAGTATGCTGCGAGTATGGAAGTGGGGAGTGTAGAATCAGGTTATGGTCAAAGCTACGGGGGCTCTGAAGGAGTTGGTGTCAAGTTCACAGCCAGTTTTGAAGGAGTAACTTCTACAAAAACTATCAACAAATCCACTATTCTCTCGGCGGACCTTACATGAAAGAGAATGAGATACGCTTTCTAATCAGCCTTGATCCTGACAGAGTCAACTGCACTGTACAAGAACTATTGATGCGGCCTAATATACTCCAGATGCCTTACACAAAAGCCTTGGAGTATTTAGTGGTGCAGACGCTGAATGAGAAAAAGACCTTGCAAGATGAGAATAGTGTGCTATCTTCAGTGTTGAAAAAGAATAATTTGTACACAAGGGATAATATCCTACCAGATCATAAGGAGAAATAAGTGTTTAAAGACCTAAAGAAAGAATATCTTGACAGCCTAATTATCAATGATGAGCATACATCGCTTGTCCTAAGATGCAAAAGTGGATTCCTCTATTTCTTTGAGGGAAATATCAAGTCTGTGAGTGGTGTAATCGTCTTTGATGCAAAGTACGGAAATGAGGACGGACTTCCCCTTAAACGCCTTAAATGTACAGATAATTGCCTACAAATCCCCTACAAAGATGGCTTTCTGGTGGTGATTCATGAGGGGCTTGTAGGTCAAGGTCGAGTGATGGAGGCAGTGTTGAAGAGTGCTGCTAGTTATAGTCAAATTGCGGAAGACTTCTAATGAGCGGACTGAACGAGGACAATGTTTTCATCTCTGAATCTGGTATGGCCTATTATGCTGGGAAGGATAAAGAAGATATGGAAGAAATCATGTATGTAGTGGCAAGTTTAGTTGAGGGGGATGTTTCTTTCGAGAAATGTTTGAATGTTATTAAGGGTTGGAAGGATGAGAAATGACTATCACAGACCAACAAAAGAAGGCTATCTATACAGCCTATATGAAATATGCTAATCAAGTCTTTGACGACCTTGAGGATAAGAGTAGTATTACGGCTGAGGAATTGGTTTATAAAGTACTGTCCCTAACGGAACAAGAGATTGTTGAGGAAACAGTTGACATAGGCTAATAAGTGTGCGATCTTGTAATAGCGGTAAGAGGCAACGAAGTGGTGTAAGGGTGTGAGAAAGGTGTTGTGAAAATTATTTAATTAGACAGAAGGAAATAAATGTATGGGTGCTAAAGGCCGAGCGTTTTTGACAGTGGTGGACGGTGAAGAGGTAGAAGTGCCTCGTGTTAAAACTCGTCGAAGTAAAGAGGCAAGTGGTCAAGGCAAGCCACCGGCAAAACCTAAATTTGATGGAGAGCATCAAGCAAAACCTATTCTTGCAAAGAATGAAAACCAAAAGAAATATCTCCATAGTTTGCAATTCGACACGGTAAGCGTGGGAAAAGGCAGTGCAGGATCTGGGAAGACTTGGTGCGCGGCTGCTGTGGCAGCTAATAAATATGTTAAGGGTGAAATCTTCCAGATTATTGTTGCTCGTGCGTATGTAACTATGGGACGTACTACAGGATTTTGGCCCGGAACTGTTGAAGAGAAACTGCTTCCGTTCGTCGCACCAATTTTGAATGTAATCAAAGAGCGTGTTGGAGATACTAAGTATCAAGCTGAATTCGGAAAAACCATTAAAATTCAACCACTTGAAGCAATTCGTGGTATGTCGTTTCCAGCAGGTACATTTTTGGTGATTGATGAATCACAAAACCTTTCAGTTGATGAGGTGCGTTCAATCGTAACAAGGCTTGAAACTGGTTCACAGGTCGCATTTTGTGGGGATGACCGCCAGCGGGATGTACAAGGTATTTCCGGTATTGTCTATCTGGCAAACTTGATTAATAAACACAACCTTGAAGGTTGTACTGTTACAGAGTTTACACCAGCAGACATTGTGCGCTCAGGCCTTACACGGCAGTTCGTAGAGATCTTTGAACAAGAAGGCCCAGCAGACGGTATTAAGGAGTAGGAGGATTTGTGGTAAAACAAGTATTTAAAGATGAGGGAGTAATCTACAATAATCTGAAAGTCCTTCGTAAGACGGAGCCAAGGATTACTCCCGGCGGAGATAAAGAAACCAGAGTTGATGCTGAATGTTTGGTCTGTGGTACTGTAAAGAATTTTGCTTGGCATAAAATTAAGCAAGGTAGAGCCAAAAGCTGTGGCTGCGTATCAGTAGGTAAAAGGAAAGATATCACCGGCCAGAGACAAGGTAAATTAGTTGCTATTGACTGTACAGGTGAGAAGAAAGGTTCTGCTCTTCTTTGGAATTTAATCTGTGACTGTGGGAATTATCATAAACTTACTGTTTCTCAATTTACAAGTGGAAAACTTAATTCCTGCGGCTGTATGATGCACCAAGGGACGCCTCTTGATTTAACTGGTAAACGTTTTGGGAGACTTGTTGCTATTGAGAAAAATGGTCAAAATAAGGCCAAACAGTATAGGTGGTTGTGTATATGTGATTGTGGAAATGAACACACGGTTGCAGGCACGCAGTTGATTGAGGGTAAATCTTCAAGTTGCGGATGTTACGCAAAAGAGGTTGCAGGGGACGCCAGCAGAATTCATGGAATGACCCGCACACCTGAGTACGGTGCTTGGAAAAATGCAATTTCTAGGTGCTATAATCCAAATAACAAAAAGTACCACGACTACGGAGGACGAGGGATAGATGTTTGTGAGGAATGGAACCAGATTGCTGAAATAGGGTTCGTTAGGTTTTATGAAGATATGGGGCCGTGTAATGGGTTGACTCTTGAACGTGTAGATGTTAATTTAGGTTATTCTAAAGAAAATTGTATTTGGGATAACCGCTACAATCAAGGCTATAACCAAAGGATGCAGACTGGAAATACATCAGGTAAAACTGGAGTTTCAGAAAATAAAGACGGTACTTGGCAAGCTTATATCAATTTCGAGGGTAAGAGGTATCCGCTAGGTGAGTACAAAACATTCGAAGGAGCTAAGTCTGCAAGAGAAGCTGCTGAAATCAAATACTATGGTAAACTCAAAGGACATTAATATGCTTGAAGAACTAATGAATAAACCTTCACAGGTAATCTCTAAAACTTATGTCAACAATGAGTACTACCTTTATTTGCATGGAGAGATTGGGAGTCCAGATAATTTCCTTGAGCACTTTGCACTATATCGGACCGCCACTCAACATGATGTAATTTTCTTGTACGTGAACTCAAACGGCGGAAGCTTGGCAACTGGGATGGAATACATTCGACATATGCGAGAGTGTGAGGCTCCAATTATTTGTATTCTTGGGATGGAGGTTGCCAGTATGGCCTCCGCAATTGCACTGGAGGCAACGGACCTAATTATTGATGACATGAGTACGATGCTCGTACATTCCTTTTCTTATGGTGCAATGGGGACCGAGTATTCAATCTACAATCAAGCAACTTTTAACAAGCGCTTGAATGAACGTTGGATGAAGTCTCATTATTCAAATTTCTTGGATGACCAACAACTCAGCGATGCCCTAAAGGGGGTAGACATTCTTCTGGACTCGGATGAAATCAAGGAGCGTTGGGATAAGCTGCGAGCTTTCCGAGATACACAACCCTGTGACTGCGGAAGCCCTGACTGTTCTCAAAACCAGCGACTTGCAGAAATGGAAGAAGAAGAAGATTTCGAAGACATGCCAACCCTTGAGGACATGATTTCTTCTGCTGTAGCTTCGGGTATTGAGCAATATGAGAAGAAACGTCTAGCTGCTGAAAAGAAAGCTTCCCGACCAAAGAAGCCCACACCTGTCAACCCTGAAACTGGTGAAGCAATTCTAAAATAACTCTGGACAAACCTCCGTGCCTGACCTAGAATACGTTCTACAAAGGCACATTTAAACAAATTGATAGGGGAGAATATTGTGAACGTAGGTCAGCTCAAGAAAATGCTTGAAAATTATCCTGATGATATGGAAGTTGTAAACGGTCGATACAGTGATTATGAGATTATTTCAGAAGATGAATGGTCTATCGTAAAAGGCGTTGATCAAAACGGCTGGGTTATGCGTTCACACCCAACTATGACAGAAGAAAATAAAAGCAAAGAGAAAGAATACCTCTATTTGGAGGGTAATTGAATATGAAAGACATATTCGACACTCTGTACGAAGTCCCAGACGTGGACGACCACCCTGACCCATGCTTTGATGTTGACCCATATATTTACTTAGAGCTTGATTTAGAGTACGCACAAGGAGAAATGTAATGGTGGTTTATTTAGTAATTGAATCTGACTTTGGCACTCCACGGGTAATTGGTGTTGTAGAAAGTTTAGATAAAGCTCGTGTAGTTCAAGCTGAAAAAGAGTTGCAAAACAATAAAGATTGGATTAAGTATCGTATCGAGGAGTGGGATGTAGAATGAATTACGAAAGCGATGTAATCGAAACACTAGAAAGCTCACTAGACATTTGGCTAGCAGCGGATCGACAAGATGCAACCGAGACATTCGGGGAGGATATGGTAGCAGCAGTTGTAGAGGCACTTGATTATGAGTAGTGTATACTCAGCATATGATTCTTTTCTGGATAAATGTGTTGATGAATATTATGAAGACAACGAAGAAGATTTAGAAACAGAAGAGTGGGACGGACCATATCCAGAGGATGATTATGACGAATATGATTGAACCACTTGGTCCACCGTGCGGGAAAGTAAATAAAGTCATCCATCATATCCCTTATTATCTAGCCGAAGGAAATGTTGTACAAAAGAAATGGAAAGAACCTTTCGTAGA